TTGCTTTATCACCATCAAAAATTCATCTAATCCATTTGGTTTCCCTGTCAGCCTATTTATTCCATTATATCTTTTTCTTATTTCATACCAATTACTTTGTTCAGCTAAAGGTATAAGACCATTTTCTTTAAAGAATAAACAGATGGCTTTAAATCCATATTCAGGAGTTAATAATAAATCAGGATTAGTAATCAAATCTACTCCCATTAAATTACCATATTTTAGATAATTGTATTTCCCGGTAAGCTGCGAAGGTCCCCTGCCAACAAATCTGGCTCCATCTCCTGGTATATCATTACCCAAGTCTTTTCTACCTCCATAATTCTTTTCTGCTTTTTCAGGTGTAATGTATTCTTTGATTGATGGGTTATAACTTCTGCCGATTTCTGTTCTTACCGTTCCAAGTGTTGCAGCCATTAGTAAAGGAGATATTTCAAAGTTAGTCAATGGTTGCTTACAACAAGGGCATACAGAAAGTATTTCAGAATAAGCTTTTTCTATACTATCCCATGCTTTTTCTGCATTAGCATAGTTAGGTTGATTTGTATAAAACGATAAAAATTTTTGTTTATTAAAGTTCATATATTAATACATATAGTATAATACAAAATACAATAACTCCTATCATTTGTAATCCTGTTGTTATTATTTCTGTCATGGTAATAATGTAAATTCTTCTGTTTTAAAAGTTCTTATTTGATTTTGTAATGGATTGATTTTATATTCAATTACTATTTCTATGTGATATTTATGTTCTTTACCTGTTGGAACTCTAAGAGGGAGTAATAAAGGAACTTCTACTTGTATTTCTCTACACCCTACAGGGAAGTTTCCAAGACTAGTACCACTTGTTGAAGTATTTGGTAAAGGATAAACAAATTTATTTACTAAACTTCTTTCTATTTTTACTGGTATGTATTCCCGATGCTTACAATAATGTGAAGTATAAACTAGATTTTCACCTATTCTATATTCTTTTTTTTCTAATGCAAAAGGCTGTATAGCATCAAAATAAGGAGGAGTATAGAATACTAAATAAGCAAAGTAAGCTAAAGAAGAGAAAAGAAAGGTAAAGGTTACATATATAAAGATGTTAGTGTGATGTTTCATATTAATTTTTTAATCCTATTAAAGCTGCTAATGCACCTAATACTCCAATAAGCATAAATGCTATTGTGTATCTGATTGCTTTTAAATAAGGCTCATTAGATGCTTTATAGACATTAAATTCTTCTTTTGTTACAAAGTTCTTTTCTAGTTTTGCTTTCATGTCTAGGATATCAGCCTGAATTATTTCTAATTTTGATATTATCTTTTGGTCTTCGATTACTCTTTCTATGTCTTTTTTAGTGTAATTATCTACCATATATTTTTAATTCATAAACATTAAGAAATTAGAGTTAGCTGTTGCACCTTCTGTTAAAACTAATCCACTTGCATCAGTTGTAATAAATGTACATACAGAATAACTTCCATCTGTAGTTTTAGTGTTACCTGAACCATTTACAGTTATTGTTCCCCAATCAGAAGTTAATAAACGAACTATTACAACACCTGAACCACCAGTTCCTCCATTACCACCTGAACCAGCACCATAACCACCACCTCCACCACCTCCACCTCTATTAGCAGTTCCATTAGAACCAGCAGAACCAGATGTAGAACCTGCACCACCTATACTTGAACCTCCTGTTCCAGCTGTACCTCCACTTTCACATCCTCCTCCTCCTCCTCCTGAATAAGCTAAAGAAGAACCTGTAATTGAATTAGAAGTTCCAGTACCTCCATTACCTCCAGCTGAACCTGAACCATTAGAACCAACTGCACCTGCTCCACCTCCTCCACCAGCACCGAATTTTGAAGCTCCTGCACCATTTCCTCCTATATTACCTTGACCACTTGTAGCAGTTCCTCCTGTTGCTGGAGTATATGAACCTCCCCCACCTGAACCACCATTACCTCCGTTCCTCTGTATATTTGCTCCACTATCAGAACCACCTCCACCACCACCAACAGCTGCTGTATCAGAAGCAAATTGTGAATTAGAACCAGCTGATCCTCTAAGAGATGTAGATGTAGAACCTGCACCACCACCTCCAACAGTTACAGCATATGTTCCCGCAGTAATAGTTCTAGCTGTTTGTGAGTAATACCCTCCAGCCCCACCCCCTCCTCCGTAGGTTTTACCTCCTCCTCCGCCGCCACCTATTGTTAAGACATCTGCTGTTGCCATATTAATTCACTTGTTTTTCTACCCAAGCGACCTTTTCTTCATCCCAATTATAAAATTTCCCATCCTCTGGGTAAGGGATAGGAGAATTCCAATTACAAGTTTCTTCATTTAAAGTCCAACTTGAAAATGGTTGTGGAGGTATAAAAGCATCTCTTTTTTGATCATAAGTGAAGCCTATCCCTGCATAATTCTTTCTAAGTGGAATACCACCTAAAATATGTTTTCCTCCTTGAGTATTATAAGATGTTTGAATCCAAGAACTAGGCTCACCAAAAGTACCAGTATTTACTTGCTCTTGGTCTATTACTAGAACTCTTTCTACTATATTATTTTTGTTTATTTGTGCAAAGTGTGCCATATATTTATTATTCCTATGCTTCAGTTGCCACAGCTACACAGTCCCACTTTGTGTCAGAGGAATTGTAGAAAAAGCCTAGATATGTAGTCTTGTTTACAGTTGTAGCAGTAGGAAGAGTCACACCAATAGCTCTGAAAATAGCATTATAGGTGAGTGATCGGCTAGTTCCATTATCTTTTATTCTAATTATAAGACTTCTGCCTTGTACAAGAGTTCCACCTGGAGCATTAAACAATAAAGCTCCTGCCTGTGCTGTAATAACAAAAATATCTAAGTTATCCATATTAAGAGAAGTGCCAGTATCTGTTGTATATGAAGAAGCAGATACTACGAGGGGAGTAGTTGTTTTAACTCTAATTCCTTCTACAGCTAAAGTTCCTGCTGCACTTCTTGAAAGAGTTGTATCTGAAGCGTTTCCTAATTCTATATTTCCTGAGGTAGTAACAGTTGTAAATGAACCTGTGGTTGGAGTTGTTGCACCTACTGTTCCGTTTATGTTAATAGAAGCCGTACCTGTTAGATTAGTAACTGTTCCTGATGAAGGAGTGCCTAAAGCTCCACCATTTACTACTGGAGAGCCTGCTGTGCCTACATTTACACCTAAAGCAGTTTCTACTCCTGTACCAAAAGAAATTGTACCTTGTTTTGCATTTAATTGAGTTTGAATTGCACTTGTTACCCCTTTTACATAACTTAATTCTGTAAGTGATGGATATGTTGCTACTGGAGCAGATATAATGTTTTTAGAAGCGTCTGTTATAACCATTTCAGAAGGTGTTAGATAATCTCCTTTCATTCCACCATAAAAAGTATTATTAGCTCCTCCTCCTGCACCATGTAATGAGGTTTGAGTTCCTGAATTACTTAGGATTGATAAACCTCCTGAACCACTAGCTTTTACATCTGCACCTACTAAATTACCTGCAGTAAAGGTGGTTATTGTACCATTAGTTGTAGCTCCTGATATACCTCCAAAAGCACCTGCATTGTTGTATTGTAGTTGAGTTGTTGAACCACCTGGAGTTCCACCACCACTAGCATCTATCATCTGTTGAACTACCTTTCTTGTAACGCCTCCACTTATAACTCTTCCGTCTTTTCCTACTGGTAAGTTTTTAATGTGTTTAGCATCTATTTGATTTTCTTCATTTACAGGTAGTGAATTTATTTTATCAACAATCTGCCCTCCATCATCTAAAACAGTTTCTTTATATTCGGGCAATTTAATTTGTGCTAATACTTCTTCTATTATTTTATCTTCATCAGCATCTTTACCATTCTCTGGTTTACTATCCATTACTTCTTTACACATTCTTTTTACCTCTTGAAAGTCTAACATTGCTTTATTAAGAGCCTCTGTAGTGTCAAATTTAGCCTCCTGTGCAATTGATTTAGTTTCTTCTAGGTATTTATCATGTTCTGTTTCTACCTTGCTTAAAAGTGATTCTACAGCTTGTCTTGTATTTTCATTTATTTCTTGAGTTTCCTTTTTATAAGTAGCTAAGATTGCTACAATACTCTCTAAAACTTGATTGATTTCTTCTGGTGAAATTAGTTTATCAACATTAAAAACTTGAGCTAGTTTCTTGAGTTGTTCTAAGTTGTTATTATCCATATTGTAAGTATATTATGTTATAATTATTTGTCTATTTTTTTAAGTTATGCACATTATTATTGAAGTAATTATATTTATATGTTATTATATTAAGCATGATAACAATAATTATAAGTGGTTTAATAATATTCATATTATTTGGTTTATTTCTTAGTCTTGCTGGTTTTGGTAAGTAAATCATCTATATAGTCTTCTAATGCTTTTTGTCTTACAGCATTAGTTTTACCTGCAAATCCTTTTACAGCTGAAACTGCAGTATCTACTAATCCAGATGCAGAGTTGGTTCCTTCTTTAACAAGATTTTGAAATCCTGTCTTAGGTGCAATATCATAATATTTATTTAATATATTATAAAGGTCTTGCATTTTAGCAGTGTCAGCAAGAGTCGAACCTTTTACTTTTGTAGCATTATCTAATGATTGTAAAACCATTCTAACTTGTGGATTTGAAGCCCCAGCACCAGTTAATCTTCTAGCAAGTAATCCCCCTGACAAATCAAGAATATCTTGTGCATTATTTGGGTCTAATGTTTTACTTAATTTTCTAAGGTCTGACATTGGTTGTACTAATTTCCTATATTCATTACTTAATGTTTTATACAATGGATTATTTGTTTCTAATACATCAGAAAGACCAGCACGGATAGCATTTAAAGCTTTATCTTGAGTATCAGTAATGTTTGCTAGAGAACGTTTTTTACCATCCAATACTTCAAATAATTCTTGTCTAAACATATGAGCTTGTTTTCCTGAACCACTATCTACAGCCTCTTTAAATGCTGTTTCAATAGCTTGTCTATCACCAGCTGTAAATGATGATTTTATTGTAGTGTTTCCAAAATCTAAAGTTCCATCTTCTGCTAATTTTAAACCTTTAAGTCCAGAAACTTTTTGTAATCTACCTAATACTGAATTTTGTACTGCTTCATTGTCAAGAATACCTAAATTGTCAGCTTCTTTTCCAAGTCTTTCACCTACAATTTTAGCTTGATTATTTAATGCTTTTAATTTTTGTGTTATTGGCTTGCCTACAATATTTATAGGGTCTACTTTACTTGTACCTGCTGAAAAAGATTTAACAGCATCTATAAGAGATTTAGATTCAACAGAATTAACCAATCCATCTAGTGATTTAACATCTACAAAATCAATTCCATTTCTAGCCGCCTTTTGAGCAGTTACTTTTGGTAATGTTTTAATTAGTTGTTCAGTAGCTTGCATTTCGCCAACATTAGTAGCAATATTTTTAGGTATTTGAGAAATACTTCTTGCAGAAGATTTTATTACTTCTTTAGTTCCTTCTTTTAAAGGTTTTACAGCATCCACAGTAGAATCAACAACATCACCTACAACTTTTATTGATTTTTTTGCACCTGTTGTTATTCCTGAACCTGCTAAGCTTGCAATTTTACTAGTAGGGATTAGACTTGCTATGTTTGCTACAGCTTCTAAATCTTTTGCTGCATCAGGATTAGATTGTTTCCAAGTAGAGTATTTTTCAAATCCTTGTTTTGCTAATTCAAGACCTTCTTGCCCTAAAGGTGTATCAATAATAGATTTACCAACATTACTTGCAACTTCTCCTAAAGCACCACCAGTTAAATCATTTACACCTGAAGCTACAGAAGTAATACCTTCTCCTATAATGTCATTAACTCCTCCTGCTAATTGTCCAGCTGTTCTTATTATTTTTGTTCCTGGTTGAGGAAATGCTGTTGGTCTTTGCACTTCTTCTACAATATTTTGACCTCTCTTGGATAAATCAGTTTTTACTCTGTCTAAAAATCCTGTTGGTTTAGGTTGTTCTACTGGCTTATCATTATATCCTTCTATTGTATAGCCTTTGTCAGCTAAACCTTGAAGGAAATCTTTACCTTCTTCTTTCTTAACTTTAAGACCATCAATCAAAGCTTGTGTTTTTTCTCTTGATAAAAATTTATTATTTTCTTGCATATATTAATTATAATTATAATTTCCTAAATCATTAATAGGCATATTAAGGATTTTTAAAGCTTCATCAACTTTACTTTTTGTACCTGCCATTGGAGTAAGACCAGTCTTTTTGGTGATAGATTTTTGTAAATTAGTTTTTATTGTTTTCAAATCTTCTTTAAATGCACTTTCTGAACCAGAAAAACCTTTGATTTCTTTTGTCTCTGGATCTGTTTCAATTCTTGCTGCTACTCTACTTGCTGCGCTTGCAACAGTATTTAATTCTGCCTCAGATAAAGCTCCAAAAGTAACACCCTTTGCTTTAGCATCGGCAAGAGATTGTAAAGTTTGGTTAGTAACAAGATTTTTAGCAATAGCTAGAGCATCTTCAGTTTCTCTTGTAATACCTCTGAAAATTCCACCTCTAAATAAACCAGAAATACTTTCTAAATTAGCTCCTCTTGGTTTTAACAAATCATCAATATTTTTAATTTGTTCATTTATTGATGAAATTTGAGAATCATCCATAGTAAAAACTCTTTTACCTCCTTGAGCTGATACAAGTTTTGCAAATTCATTCTTAATTTTTTCTGCAGTTTTTGAACTTCCGATTTTACTATAAATATCTCCTAGTTCTAATGCACCAGAATTAAATTGGTCTAAATATGCCTGTGCTACTGATTTCCCAGGTGCAGTACCAATAACACCTGAAATACCTCCTGTACCTCTAGCTTCTGCATTTGTTTTTGATATATCAGCTAATGTTTTTTGATATTGTGCTATTTTTATTTTAGTTCCCCAATAATCACCTGCATAAGTCCCTAGAATAGAAGCAGCTGTTGCTGGGTCTTTAGCTAGTTTTGCTCTTTCTACTAGAGAAGCAGGAGCGTTTTGTGAAGCAGCAGTAATTATTATATCAGATATATCTTTTTCATTTCTTCTTTTATCTGCAATTTGTTGTTCTTGAGCCTTTAATAGATTTTCTCTAGCAGTTTTAGCTTTCTCTTGAGAAGGTGTTAAATCAAATTTCTCTAAAGCTGTAAGATTGGTTAATTTAGCTTTTATATCAGCCTCTAATTGGTCGTATTTAGCGTTTACTATCTGATCTGCATAGTTCTTAGCTTTATCATAGTTAGATGAAGCAATAGCTGCTTGTTGTCCTAATGAAAGAGCTTTTAAAGCATTATCTCTTAATCTTGCTGATTCAATAGGTGCTACGCCTGCATTAGTTGCACCTCTACCTGCAAATTCATTTTGTATTTGTATAGGAATAGCTTGAGCTTCATTTCTAAGTCCTGTAGCTTGAGCATTTAAGTCTGATAGCTGGTTAAATAAAGTATTTACTCCTTTTTCTTCATAAGCTTTGTTAGTGTCAGCCGATTTCCCTCCTAATAAGGTTTGTATATTAGCTAAGTTAGAATAACCTGTTTTAGCATCTTGTAAATTAGTTTGTTCTGCTATATTAGCCTGATTAGCAATATCATTTAAAGCTTGTGTAGTTTGGCTTTGGAGATTAGCAGAATTATCAACAGGAGTAGTTAAAGGTATAGTTCCTTTCTCTTGCATTGATGAAGAAGTGATAGGTGTATTGTAGTTATTTAGATTCTTAGTACCTGCATTTTCTGCTGTTCCTAATGCTCCAGCAGTTAAAGGTGTTGTCTTTCCTGCTTTTATGTCTGCTTCACTCATTGTATAATTTGCTGTTACCATGTATTGTTTTAAGTATAATATTAAATTTAATAATTGTCTATTTTTTTTAAGCAGTTAAGCCTAAATTAGTTAAAGCTGACCTAATAGAATTAATAGCAGTTCGACTTTCTGCATCTTGTGTAGCTCCTCCACTAGGTGCAGAGATAGCAGACACTTGAACTATTGGAGTTGCACCATAGAATCCAAGCTTTTGAGATGAAGAAGTCCCTATTTTTGTACCTGTAGTAGAACCTAAGGGTATATTAGTTCCATCTGCAAAATTAAAAGATTGTTTAAAGGTTACATTTTTATTAAAGTAAATATCATTAGGGTAGTTATCTTTATAAAAAGCAGTTGAAAATAACAGTAATTGTTGTTTAAGTTCTAATATTTCAGCTTGTAATAAGTTTATTTGTTCTTGCATATTATCCTATAGTGTTATTAACTTCATATTCATATTCTAAAGATACTATTTCAGCACCTCCTGTAGATTTAATTTTAAATTGATATTCTGTACCAGGGAGTAAATTTTTACCAGTTGTTTCTCTGGTTGTTTGTGTAGCTATTTTACCATCTGTAGCCTCTGTTAATATCTCAACATAAGCTCCTCCATCTACTGAATATTCTACTGTTGCACTAGCTCCAGCAATTAATGGTGACATGGTTAAAGTAACACTTTTAAGTGTTTTCTTTTTACTTCTATCATATATATTCATAGAAGGATTTATGGTTGTAGTTAAATAAGATGTATCTGTATAAGAAGATGTTACTTTAGTTCTTCTCACATTTCCTGATGTGCCAGCCGTATCAAACATTGTAAAAAGATAATCACCTAATATATATAATCCTTTCAAAGTAGTGATAGAAGTACCATTGTTTAAGAATTTATCTTTAGATACTACTATTGATCCATCTTTCTTTTTTTCTACACAATATAAACTGGTTGCATAATCTCCTGAAAAATACACTTTGTTACCAATTCTTGATTTAAAGTTTTTAAGTGAGAAAGTAGAATCAACAATAAACTCTTGAACGGGAAAAACTTGATTGCCTGACAGATAACTAATAGTAAGTTTTTTAACCTTATTGGTTGTATAGAAAGTTCCTGATAAATAGTTAGCATCTGTTATAGACACTCCCACAAGTGTTCCTCCTAAATTTTCTAATATCATTAATGAACCTTCTCCCCAATCAATATTAGATTGAAAAGTGGTTTTTGAAGTGTCTCTATCCCACAAATAAACTCTTGAATTATTACCTGTTAAAGTTGGTGCTGTTGCTATTGCTAAGAAATTATCATAGTCTGCAAAATCAGAAATATATTGAGTTGTAGGAACTGTTACAGAAGTTATGTCAGCATAAGTAACATTATTAATTTTAGCCATGTTCTGACCCATTCCAAAGTATAAAATATCATCTTGAGGGTGAATTATTGGTTTAGGAATTAGCATATTTGCCCATGATGTAGCAAAATCCATAGCCCCCACAGTACTCCAACTACCATCATATTTTCTAACCACTCTACCTGTAGTCGCTATATAATAAGTAGCAGACCTATAAAAAACTAAACTATTTGGAAAGAAAACCCCTACACCACTATCTGATGTAAAAGCCGTCCATGTAGAAGCAATATTTGTTGCACTATCTTTGGCAAACAAATCATTTACTGTTGGTGAACCACTACCATTTCTACCTATAGCTATTAAATTACCATTACTATCTCTAACCATACTGGCAAATCTTTTGTCGGTAATATCTCCACTAGTTAAAGCCTCAGCTTCTGTCTCCCCAAAAGGGATTAATTTTGTTTTTTGCGATTGTGTGTCAAAACCACCTGCATCATAATAGGTATTAGTTCTAATACTTCTTACTTCTTTATCTAGTCCTGCTGAAAAATCGTTTAATATTACTTTCATATAATTATACTGCTATTAGGTATGTAGTACCAGTAGTTCCAGTAGTTCCAGCTGACCCTGCTGTTCCGTCAGTACCTGTACCATGTTTAGTTCCTAACTCACCACCTGAACCACCTGCACCACCAGCGACAGAAATAGTTCCTGAACCAGTTTTTGTGAAATAAAAGATTATTACTACTCCTCCGGTTCCACCTGCACCACCACCTCCTCCCGAACCCCCACCACCATTATTCCCTGTGCTAGCACCACCTGCACCACCATTACCACCAGCCCCACCTAGCGCTTGACAATAATCATTACCATTTACAGTAACTATTATTTTTGCTGCAATCCAAATTATACCCCCACATCCTCCAGAACCACCACCACCGCCACCACCACCACAATCTCCTGCGTTCCCACTTCTTCCCCCCCCACCTCCAGCACCCCCACCCCCTGATGCACTCCCAGTTAAACTAACTATGGTTGGTTGGTTGTCCATTAAATAATAACCAGAATAAATTGAGTTCATTTTATTAAAAACTGTACCTGATTGAGTTCCAGCAGTTCCTCCAGTTCCACCTGCACCAGGTCCAACCCCAGCTACTGCTGTTCCTCCAGTAGCTCCATTTCCTCCCGCTACACCGACAGAACCTAGAGATTTTGAGGCAGATGTTCCTGCTGTTCCGTTCCCTCCAGCACTACCAGATGCACCAGCAGCTCCAGTTCCACCTGCCACTCCTGCTAAAGTGTCTGGTAAAGACCCACCAGATTGAGCAACAGAACCACCTGAACCACCACTAGCAGTTGTTCCATTACTTGTTCCTGCGGTTCCAGCCGACCCCGCACCACCATTATTTATAATTTTTCCTGTGCCAACAAAAGTCAAAGTTCCTTTTACAAAGATTCTAAAACCATTTGGGTCAAGCGTATAAGTAGAATTAATTGTTAGGTCTTGAAAGAAAGCATCCCTTGTTAGCACATTATTTGTTATGGGTCCACTTGTAAACGAACCAGAATTTATAGTGACACTTCCATCACTTCCATCACCAAATAATCCCATTCCTAGACGAGGCAGTAAAACAGATGGATTTACTACTAAATCTGCTCCAGTTCCACCTGTTGTAGTTCCTGCATCTACTTCTGATTGTGTTGCTTCTTCAAAAATACCTGCTACTGTGGTAGAACCATTTGTTGTAACCGTCTCGGCTTCCCAATTAGGAACATTTCCATTCATTTTATAAATATAATTATCTGTACCTCTGGCTAGTCTTGTAAATGCTCCACTTGAATTTCTATAATAAGTATCACCCTCTGCATCACTACCTAAATTTATAATAGGGCTTGTTAAAGTCTTATTAGTCAAAGTTTGAGTTGCTGTTTTTCCTACTGCTTTGTCTGTAGAAGTTACTTCACTTAGTTTATAGTCATGTGATGTTGTAACAGCTGAACTATCTATCCCTACCTTAGCCTGTAATGCTTCAATAACAGCATCTTCTAAAGCGTGGTGAGTAACATGGTTAGGAGATGATAATTTATCATTTGCAGTGCCTCTTGTTGCGTCTAAATCATCTAAAGTTGTTGGATATGCCATATTTATATATTATTTTTAGTTTTATTATCAGGTGTTATGCTCGACTTTGTTTTGTTAGTAAATACCACTGTATCTGCCCATCCAAAGACCGTATCTGCCCAAGTAGCAACTAAATCTGCCCACTCAGCTCCAATACCTTTGGAAAGATTTATTGGAGATATATTAGTTTTTGTTTTATTTGTTACTGTCATATGCTAAAAATAGGGTTAGGAGTTATTATATTTGTATAATCTTTATTTCTACCAGCATAATAATTCTTTATTTTTGCTTCCATTTTTAACATCTCATTACCTAAACCAACAGCTTGTTTTAAACCATTAACTAAAGAATAGAAGTAAGCTGGTCTTATAACTAAATATTCATGGAACATATCTGGAATACCAGGTTTATCAGTAGTGTCAGTTGATTCAAAATAAACAGGAGTTCTTGATACATATAATTCACCTCCATTTGTAGAAGAATAATTAGGTGTTGGATAAAATATAATTCCATTAGATGTTACATCATGATATTGAGGAACACCAGTTATGTTTTGAAATTGAGATATATCAAATTCTGTTCTATCTATCTGCTCTGTTTCAAACCATAACCCATTAGCATCTTTTATTCTTGCTTTACCTAATTGTAATATTTGGTTTCCACTTTCGTCTAAATTAAAAGCGTAGTTGTCTTGGTTGGCTACTAAACTAAAATATACAATAGGATAATCTGTTTGGTTTGTATCATCCATTTGCCATTTTCCACAAGAAGAAATTGCTATACTCATAAAGTTAGCATAAGCATTGTTTATATCTCTAGTTTTTGTTGCTAAAGGATATGAAGAAGTTGTAGCCGACTGTGTAGAAGTATAATCTTCTAACATTTCAATCATACCTGCTCTTGTTGTTGTATTGGAGAATTGCATATTTTTTATTTAGGTTAATTAACCTATTATAGCTCACCAATTATGATGAGCTATATAGAGTAACTAGTCTGGAATTACTGCTGTTGCGTAAGCCCCGATAGCTGTTCTACCTTCTAACATCCAACCTATTGTGTTGTCAATTTTGGTAACTGTATAGATGTTTCCTGCTGTTAACAAAGCTTCTTTAGTTCCATCGCAATCTTCAGAGTTAATTTCCTCTGCTGATGATGCTGGTGTTCTAAGTTCACTGTTAGCTGCACTGCCTGCTATAATAGTTATCACATGACCACTTGGAACACTTGCTAATGAAGGTAATACTGTAAAGTCGTTAGCGTCTGTAGTATTAGCTGCCAATCTTACTGATTTTACACCAGGTGGAATTGAGTTTGCTAATGTTTGAGTTGCTGCTGGAGCTATAGTAATTGCTTCAAAAGTTAGTGCTTTTAGTTGTGGATTTAATCCGTTTACAATTGACATAATTTTGTTTATTTTTTATTAGTTAATAATGTTTAAACAAAGTATTATGCAACCAATATGTCGAATAGAATTGGTGCAACTTTAGCCCAAGCTTTAAATTTGAAATCAACACGAGAGTTAATACCAAGACCTGAAATTTGACCCCCTGAAACAACTGGATCTTCAATTTCATTAATCTTACCATAAGTAGATTTACAAATACCTAGATGTAAAACTTTCTTTACTCCACCAAACAAGTGACCTGCAGTCATCTTGTTAGATGAAAAATGATTTACTCCCATGTATAGGAATCCTTGGTTAGTTCCATCTTTTAAAGCACCGTCAGCTGTTGAGAATCCTTGAGCTTGAACATAAGACTCTAGTTTCTCAAAGTCTGCTGGTCTCCAAACGATAAATGCCCCATTTCTGTCCATCATAGTCTCACCATTAGCCTCTCTAACTTCTCTTTTAACACCTCTGATAATATCATCTATATTAGATTCAGAAACAGTAATGTTACCAGCTGCACCACCAATTGAAGCATTATCGAAGTCAGTATATTCTGCATGGTTAGCATACATAGCTGTCTCGATAGCTTCATTAAGAACTAATCCTTGATTATCAGCTAATTCCATCCAACCTGCAAAGGTCTTTTGAGCTAAGTCTGCACGGTCAATGTATTGAGCTGCAATCTTGTAAGTATTAATAGTTACAGTATCATCAGTAGTTGTAACTGCTTCTGGAGTATAAGCTGAGCCTCTAGTTCCTGTGTTAGCTGTTACGTCTGTTAGATAAGGGTTATGAATTACTTGTGTATCAGTATATTCAACTTTTGCGATTTCTTTCCATTTGTTATTTTCACTAAGTCTATCTTGTAGAGTAGTTAGATACTCATTCTTGTAAATTATTGCCATTTTTTTAAATTATTTATTAATTTTTATAAATGACAGGTAACTTATTTTATCCAAAAGGATTTACAGATGATGATGACTTCCATTTAGCCTTTACTACTTTTGAACGTAGTTCTCGGTCTTCTGGTAATTCTCCTTTAGCTAACCAGTAATCAACTGTGTCTTTCCCTGATTGAGAAGAACGTTTAGAATTACTTGGTATTGCTTCTTGAGATTTTTTCATCTCTCGCATTTCATTTAGTTCTGCTGTAAAGTATTTACTTTCTAAAACTTGGTCTAGTGATTTGCCTGTATTAGACATAATCTCTTTTACTAATTTCATCTCGTCTATACTTTTTACACCATTTGCTACTAAAAATGCTTTTTGTCCGTAATCAAAGTCACCTGTCTTACTTGGAGCTTTTGAGGGGGTTTCAGTTTCAGACCTTGATAGCTTTTTTTCAGCTCTCTTTAATCTTCCTTCTAATTCTCTTGCTCTAGCCTGCCAATCTATAGAATCTTCTATTTGAGTTTCCTCATTGTTAGTTTCTATAACTTCTTCATCATTTGTTAAGTTGATTTCTTCGTTTTGTTCATTATTCATAATGATATGTTTTTATTCATTTTGTAGAGAAATGATAACTTATTATTCACTTTTAAGGTGTGATAACCATTTATAATTTAAGTATATTACTTTTTGAAAAACTGTCAATTAATCCCAGATAATTGTTAAATCAGCTGTTCCTCCTACAGTTGCATAAAGTCCTGTATTAAAACAAATAGGTTCTGGGAAAGTAACCACTTGAGAACCTGCTGGGAAAGTATAAGTGTTAGTTATTGCTGTTGTTGCTGCACTTGTATTATCCCAAAGTTTCAAAGTTCCTGAAGAATGAGAATTTACAATTACTCCTGAAACCTTACCAAAACCTGTTTTTATTAATGCACTTGCTGTTAAATTTGTATATTTCATATTATATTGCTTTATTTTCTGTATCTTCTAATTTTATTTCAACAGGTTTTATAGATTGTAGTCTTTTAAACCCTGACTCTAATAACATAACACCTTGTGCTAAACCTCTCAAATCTTGTCCTAATTCAGCATCACTTATAATTCCTTCGCCTCTTACCGTTTTCATAACCATTGCAAAGGCTGCGTTAGTCATTGAATTAGCTTCAATACCTTGTCTAAGAGTTCCATTTGAATAAATAGCAGAAAGTAATACTTTTCTTACTGCTTCTACCATGTTTTCATCTCCTATAAATTGAGATATTTTCGCTATTTCTAAATCTGTTAAGTTGTACATATTTTTATTGTGTTAATTCATCCCCCATTGGTAGGCTTTCTTGAGCTTCCTCTGGGGATGTTTGTGTTGTTGGTAATGTAGTAATTTGTGTAAAGTCTATTGGAGACATTCCTGATGATTCTAATAATTGATTGAATGCTTTACCTATACCAGGTACTTGTTGAAATGCTTGAGGATTACGCAATATTTCCCTAATTATATTAGTGATTTTGTCAGCTTCTTGAGCCATGTATTTTTGTTTACCTTTAATATTTATAAACACTTCCATTGGAATATCTGCTAGCTCTCCTTTAATAACTTCAAAGAATTTTCTACTACCACCTCTTTTAAATTGCTCTTTGTTGAGAGAAATAAGTTCTTCTCTAGTAGCTTCTGTTATTAATTCACCGTCAAGTATTTTTTCTATAAGTTGTTGTTCTGCTTTATTTCTTGAAATAACGTCTGATATTTCTTGCATCTCTTCTAGTGTTAATTCTTCTGAAAAAGTTTTACCTCCATTCATTTCATCTACTAAGAATTTTAATATCCAATCTCTGTACAATACATCTGCTACGAAAGTTGCTATTTTACCTTGTCTATATTCATGTATTCCTTGACCTTGTTGAACAACTAGATTTTGTAAAGCAAAAGGTGTTCCAGATACAGGGTTAGTTCCTAATTGGGCTTCACTTGCTGAACCTAAAATACGAGCTTGAGTTTGTAAAGTATTCTGTTCATTGGTAAAAGCTGTTAGATTCTGTAAAGGAGTTGATAACATTCTTGTATTACTTCCTTTACCTTCTTTTAGAATTGTATTTTCTGGTAAGTTAGACAGTTTTTGATTGCCTAGTTCATCATCGTCTGTAAGGAATAAGTTTAATGCTGAAGACAATAGTTTTTGTATTCTTTGAGCTGAATAATTCATCCATACTTGAGGTTCAAATAAAGTCTCTACTATTGATTTACCACAAGCTCTACCATGTATTTTTCTAATTACTAGAGATTTAAATACATCTCCTATATTCTTTTCTTTACCTTTGTATAAAGTAATTCCGTTTTTATTTCCGTCTTTAGATGTGTAATAACATACTATGTGCATTTGAGGTACATAATTAAAAGGGTCTCCATTTTCATTTATCCAAGTCTCAGGTAAATTTCCGTGTAATTCAAAAACTTCTATATATTTACCAGGAGTTTTTACAGTTCTATCATTTGCTTGCGATACACTTTTTTCAGTTTGAGACATCACTATTGCTTCTTCTATTGCTGTATCATCCCACTTTCCTTTAAATTTTAATAATTCTGCTACTGAATATTGATGTTTTAAACATATAGGACCAGACATTATATCTGTCTGATCACAAAATGCTATTTTTTGTAGAGGTATTACTTCTGGTCTTACATTATTTATATTTTTAACTAGAACTAAATCATAAATAACTGAACTTTCTACAATATCATCTATAAAAGTATCTAGTTCATTTTTTCTTGCCCATTGAGGGTGATATTTCTTTATTAAGAAGGATTTATAATTATCTTGTATAGAATTTACATAAGGAATTATATCTTTTACATCAAATCCTTCACTTCTAAAAGCTACATTTATAATTGGAGTTACAATATCATCATATCTCCTTAAACCATCATTTTTTCCTGAGTGATACCAACCATTAGCAACATTAGTACATCTCTCAATATGTTCTGACATATTCCAATCATAAGAGGTAGTAATAGGAACTCTAGCTGTTTTATAGTTAGTCTGTTCGCTTTGTATGTATTCGTAAACTGATTGATTCATATTATTTAAAGATTAATTTATTAAGGAATACTCTCAAGAAGGTAGTATTTCTAAAGAGTTGTCTGCCATTAAATCCATATACCATCTTTTCACAAACCTTACCATCTTTTTCAATAGTTAAAATAACTTTTGTTTTTAGAAAGTTAGGTTTGTTAGCTAATATAGCTTCTTGTAAATTGTCTGTCTCACACTCAAATATTTGGTCATTGAGTTTCATCTTTAGAGTGTATAAAGATTTTTTCTCTGTTTTTTT